AAAGTTAAGAAGATGAATACTGGCGGAACAGCGAGCTAATATGCCATCAAAAAGTCAAGCTCAAGAAAAGCTAATGGCTGCGGCGGCACACAACCCTAAGTTTGCTAAAAAGGTTGGTGTGCCCACCAAAGTGGCTAAAGAATTTAACAAGGCCGATACAGGCGTAAAACTAAAGTCATTACCAAAACGGGTATCTGGCAGAGGACGTTAATATGGCGTATAGCAACACAACTGGTCAGACACAGATAAATGTCGACCAGTTAATTTCGTATGCGTTTCGTGATGCTGGTAAAACTGCAGAAGAAATCACGCCTGAATATATCAATGCAGGCAAACAAGCACTCTTTTATAACTTACAGAATTTATCCAACCTCGGGGTTAATCTGTGGTTATTAGATAACATCTTATTAGGTGCTCAAAATGATCAACAGATTCTGCAATTACCAAGCACCACAATTGACATTCGTGAAGCTAACTGGGTTTATGTTCAGAACTTGCAACCATCTGGTGCGCTTCCTTCTGACAATTCAGCCGCCGGCAACTTGTTTAGCCAAACACTAGATAATTACGCAACATCAACCTTGGCTGAAAACTGGTTTGGTGCGGCGTATACACCAGCCCAGCGTGTGTTTTATGTTGGCTTTAATGCATATTCTCCAAATACTACCACTACTTACAACCTGTCTTATCAAGTAAGTAACGATGGTACAAATTGGAAAACAGTACAAACATTCCCAGCCACAACATTAGCAGATTCTCAGTGGGCTTATTTTAACGTAAACATTACCCAGCCTTATACATATTATCGTTTACTTAACAATAACACCACAACGACTTTTTCGTTGCGTCAAATTGTATTTTCACAATCCCAACAGGTTATTCCACTGGCTCGTTTAAATCGCGATGACTACTGGAATCTTCCAAACAAACAGTTCCCATCGGTACGCTCATTGCAATATTGGTTTGATAGAACTATCACGCCGTCAATGTATCTGTGGCCTGTACCAAATAATGATTTCCAAATGTTTCAGCTTATTGTTGATAAGCAGATGCAAGACGTTGGTTCATTGACAAACCAGATTTATGTACCAGATCGTTGGTTACCATCTATTCAAGCAAGCCTATCACACAAGTTATCTTTGCAATTACAAGGCGTAGATTTACAGCGTATTCAATACCTGGAAATGCAAGCAGATAAATTGTTCCTGCAAGCTAGTGAAGAAGATAGAGATAAGTCTCCAATTTATTTCCAACCTAATATTTCATATTACACACGATGACTAGCGCTTACGTACAAACCTACGACAATCTTGTGCAAGATGTTATTAATTACATGGAGCGCGATGACGCACAGTTTGTCGCGCAAATTCCTAGCTTAATTGGCTTGGCAGAATCTGCTATTGCGGCAGAGTTAAAGACTTATTTACAGTTAACCGTTGTAGAAACAACCCTGTCACAAAACCAAACTATTTTAAACAAGCCAGCACGTTGGCGTAAAACTACCTCAATGAAGGTAAACGGCCAGCCTATTTTGTTACGTAGCCAAGACTATGTGGCACAATACCAAGCAGAGTCTTCTTCTGGTAAGCCTTTATATTACGCAGAGTATGACTACAATAACTGGGCGATTGCCCCAGCACCAGATAGTTTTTATCCAGTAGAAATTATTTACTACAGCGAAATCCAGCCATTGGATTCTAGCAATCAACAAAACCTATTTACTCGTGAATGCCCACAAGCAATGTTATTTGGTACATTGCTGCAAGCTCAAGGCTACTTAAAAGCCTTGGATAAACTGCCAGTGTGGCAACAGTATTACAAAGATTCATTAGAGTCGCTAAAAAAAGAAGACAACGCTCGCAGAATCGACAGAAACGTTACCGTTCAGGAACCTTAATATATGTCACAATCTTTTACATCGCCATTTACCGGTACCGTTATTGAACCAACGGACGTATCGTACTATCCGCTATCGTTTGCAACAACAACTCAGTTATACTGGCCACAGGTTGTAAACCTACAACTAGGTCAAACACCTGCAGCCCGTATTATGGACTGCATCCCAGCAACATCAAATCTGCAAATTATTCTGCCCGATGCGACCCAAGGATCCCTTGGAACCGATATTTTATTTCGTAATATTGGTGCGTTTAGTTTTACTATTGTTAATGCTGCTTTAGGAAATAGCGTAACAGTTGCTGCCGGTAGCGCAGTTTATTTTTACCTAACTAATAATTCAAGCGTTGGTGGCACTTGGGGAATAATTAATTTTGGTGTTGGCACATCTGCTGCTGATGCTGCTACATTGGCTGGCGCTGGATTGACAACTGTTGCGGGTAAATTAGCTGTTAGTCAAAATCCAGTAGACGTTACAGTATCCCCAACAATTAACGACGGAAGTCGCGCTGCTACATTCGTATGGAATAGCGGGGCCGGTACATTTAATTTACCAGTCCCATCCACATTATCTACAGGTTGGTATATTGGTTTTAGAAACAACGGAACTGGTGCTCTATCCATTGTTCCACCATCGCCAGCTTTAATTAACGGCAATTCTACATTGATCGCCAATCCGGGTGATTCTGGTTTTGTTCTTTACGATTCCAACTCAGCCGGATATGTAACTGTTGGTTTAGCTGCCCCAAATACATCTGCTTTTACTGCAGCAACATACGACGTAGACGCCATTGTTGGGAATTCTTTAAGCTTAGTTACTTTTGCCCCAACTATTCAAACTTACATTGCACAATCTGGCACACGTACATCTACTTTAACAGTTACTTTACCAGCAATTACCCAGATTTATATTTTAGCCAATGCTACGAACCAGAGCGGCTACAATATTAATTTTATTGTTCAAGGGTCTTCAGCATCTCCTTTTGTGTTACCGACAGGCACGGTTGTTGCTGTTTTAAGTGACGGTTTGAACTTATACCCGCTTACTCAGGCTCCTATTGGTTCTTATTCTGCTAGTAATGGAACTGCTGCAGCGCCGTCTTATACTTTTGCAAGTGACTCACACACTGGTATGTACTTAATTGGTACAAGCATTTTAGGCTTGTCTGCTAATTCAACAAGTATGTTGCGTATTGATAACTCAAATCCTTCTGCTCCGTTAATCACAACGCCGGCTAGAATTGCTGCCGGATTAATTTCTGGCGGTACATTCTAATGGCTGATCCGCAAACAGATCAACAATATAACTTAATCTACACGCTGGCAATACCAGCGGGGATTAAGCGTGACGGTACTATCTTTGAAACACAAGAGTTTACAGATGGTGTGTGGTGTCGTTTCCAACGTGAAGTAGCTAAAAAGATGGGCGGTTATCGTACTATCTTTACTAGTTTTAGCGGCATCTATCGCGGCATGATTAATGTGCCGTATAACGGCGTTAACTACATCTTTGCTGGTAATGCAAATGAATTGGATGTATTTACAACTGGAACTACTTTTCCAATTGGTAGTGGCCCTTTTGCCGCTCAAATCTTACCTGGGCAAGTTTACTTTCCAGTTACATCAAACACATCCACATCTTTTGCAATTGCAGGTAATCAAACTTCGGTGTTTACTGCAGGTACACAAGTAATTTTTACACAGTCCGGCACACCAACGGTTTATACAGTAACAACATCAACTTATACATCCCCAAATACGACAGTTAACGTATCTGGTGGAACAATTGTTGGTACACCGACTAAAGGCTGGATTGCCAATGCACCTGTATTTTCAGCAGATTCAGCAAGCGGCCCATACTTAAATGATTGGCAGTTTGACGCTCAATTTAGCCCATCTGGTGGTCAGTTAACTGTACTTGCCCATCCTGGTAAAAATTTGGTAAACATTGACAACGGCGTACCTAGTCAAGTTTTGGTGGGCAATGTAACACCTGGAACTGGTGAAGTTTGGACATTTAGTGGTTTATCTGATTCAGCTGGATCAAATCCGACATACAAACCAATTAGTGTTGATGGTGGTGTTTGTGTTCTTTATCCATTTATTTTTGTGTATGGATCACATGGTTTTATTGCCAATAATAACGTTAGTGGCACATATAATAACCAAACACTTTATGACTGGAATGGCCCTTTAGCCAACCAAGTCAACTTATCATCTTCTAAAATTGTCAAGGGTATGCCAATGCGTGGTGGTACTAATTCACCGTCGGGTTTGTTCTGGGCAACAGACAGTTTAATTCGTGTTTCATTTAATTCAGGCGGTTCGGCAGCAGCAACAATTCCTTCAACTTATTGGAATTACGATATTGTTTCAAGCCAAATCTCAATTATGTCATCCAATGCGGTTGTTGAAATGGATGGTAGTTTTTTCTGGATGGGCGTAGACCGCTTCTACGTCTATAATGGTAGTGTCGCGGTATTGCCCAATGATAAAAACGTAAACTGGCTGTTTGATAATATTAACTACGAACAGCGTCAAAAAGTATGGGCCACAAAGATACCCCGCTACAATGAGATTTGGTTCTTTTATCCACGTGGCACCAATACGGAATGTACTGATGCTATTATTTACAACACCAAAGATAAGATTTGGTATGATGCAGGACAAGCTGTTGGTGCTCAACGTTCATGTGGATATACCACCGAGTTGTTTCCAACACCAATTTGGGCTGATTGGAATTATAACGTGGTTTACAGTACCCCTCGTTATGTTATTGCAAATCCAGCTAGTTTACCAGCACCCACATCGTCTCAGTTTTATCTAGCTGGTGATTTAACTCCGGAATTTAGTCCGGGTGACCATGTTCAATTAACTAACGTTTCTGGGGATCCAGTTTACCAAGTTCTCAGCAGTCAGTTTATTTACAATGGCACAGTAACTCCTCCAGGGGTTACGCTTGTAACATTGACAACAGACTTGGGTACAACGCCAGCGGTTGGCACATCTATTTATTTTGTGCAAGGCGGATATTCAATTTGGCAGCATGAGTTTGGCCAAAATGCACTCGGGTTGGCTGGTGAAGAGGCTGTTTATTCCAGCATAACAACCAGTGATATTAGCTGGATTACTGGCACTCCTTCTGGCAATCAGTTACAAGGTATGAATCGTCGTATGCATTTACGTCGTTTTGAACCTAATTTCTTGCAAACTGGTACAATAGCAATGACCATTTTAGGTCGTAAATTTGCTGATGATGATATGGATTCTCAAGTATCAGGACCCTATTATTTTAATGGCGAAAATGGTAAAATAGACCTTCGTGTAGAATATCGTTTAATGCGTCTTAAATTTGAATCAAACGAATTAAACGGTAACTATGAAATGGGTCGTAATATCATAACGGCAGAATATGGTGACGAGCGTCCGTAGTAACCAGCAGTTTTTCCCCTTTACTCCCGACTACATGTCTTGGGAAGAATGGAACGGAAACTTTATTATTTGGTATGGTCAGGATAATATTCCGGCTCATCCAGAAGATAACTGGCAGGCAACAGCTAACCATATTGCCACTATTCAGGCATTTGCATCCTATCCAATTCCTTCTGCGGAAAGATATGAAAACTGGCAAGATTGGGCCAAAGACGTAACAACAATTATTAATGGACCAGCATACTAATAGGGGCGAAAATGTCCCTATTTTTGCATTAGTATATACAGGATATGACAACAACAGCTAACGGCGCTTTGGATACCTTGATACCCACGTTTGACGATGGGGGTTCAACTACAACTACGGCTACTCCATCCACTGCTAATGCTATTGCGGGGTTTTATCAATCGGTATTGGGTCGTGCGCCAGATGCCGCTGGTTTGGCTTTTTGGACCAATGCTGCAAATAGCGGTGAATCGCTATCTGATATTCAGGCTGCTTTTCAAAATTCCCCGGAAGCTCAAAGTAAGGCAGCAGCTGCAGCACAAACAAATACCACTGGCGGGTTAGCTGCTGTAACAGGTAATAATACCGCAACAACAATAAATACACAAAACAGTACTGGCGCATTAGCTAGTAGTGTTTCTACTGGATCTACTGCAAGCGCTACAACCACTAATGATCCAAATGCTGCGGCTATTAGCCAAATGTATCAGACCATTTTGAACCGTGCGCCAGACGCGCCAGGTTTGCAATTTTGGGAACAAGCTGCTGCTAGTGGAACACCGTTAGAACAAATTAAAGCTGCTATTCAAGCGTCACAAGAAGCACAAAATTTAGCTGCTAGTAGCGGAACTAGTACCAGCACAGGTGTAAGCACAGCTACTGGTACGGGTGTAAGCACAGCTACTGGTACAGGTGTAAGTACTAGCACGGGTGTTAGTGCAAGTATTAGTCAAATGTATCAAAGCTTGTTGGGTCATGCCCCTGATGCTGCTGGTTTAGCTTATTGGATTGGTCAAGTGCAAAATGGTGCAACATTAAGTCAAGTTCAAGAAGCTATCTTAAGTTCTTCTGAAGCAGCAGCAAATCCAACTGCAGCAATTACAACATTGTATCAAAATATACTTGGTCGTAATCCAGATGCCGCAGGTTTAGCTAATTGGGTAAAAGCTGTAAAAAATGGTGCAACATTAGATCAAATTTCTTCAGATATATCTTCATCTAAAGAAGCATCGGATGCTACACAAATTGCCAATGATTACAAAAATTATTACGGAACGCAAATAAACTCAGCCAATTTGGCAAAATATCAAGCCGAATTAGCTTCCGGAAAAACAATTGATGATATAACCAAAGAGTTTGGTGCTGATCCCGCAGCAGCTACCAACATTACTGCGACTATTACAGCGGCCTATCAAAACAATTTAGGCCGGGCTCCAGATACCGCTGGGTTAGCTAATTGGGTAAAACAAGTAACTTCTGGTGCGGCCACATTAGGTGACGTTACCCAACAAATTGCCAATTCAAGTGAAGCAAAGGCATACGCAGCAGATCCGGTTGTACAAGATTATGAACAATATTTAGGACGTGCTCCAGATGCTGCTGGATTGGCTGCTTGGAGAGCAGCCATTGCCGCTGGCCAAAAACCTGAAGATGTTGCAAAAGAAATTGCGTTGTCAGATGAGGGTATTAAATACACATCAAATAATTTGACA